TCGGGCAGGTTCTCATACTCCGAGGTCAGCATAAAGTCTTTGTAGATGGCAAACTGCACGGCGTGGTTGTCTACCGGCAGCGGTGGAGGCACCTCCTGCCCATTTTTCATCATCTCCAGATAGCGGCGTGCTTTTTTAGCATCTAGGGTGTATTCGCTGTCGAACCCTTCGATGCCCAGCTTCTCCATGATCCTGCCCCGCACTTCGGCCTGACGGAGGTCGCCTAAGAGGCCCATCTGAGCGGCTTGCATCACCTTGGCCCGCTTGGCCGCCTGACTAAAGTCCATGCCGACACCTACGCGGACGGTCATGTCCTTGGCAGGGGTCAGGGATGACTTGGAGATGTAGTAGGATTCGATCTCGCTGTTGTCGCCCAAGACCTTTACGAGGCGCTGCTCCTTCCAGTACTTGGCGACGTTAAGCAGCTTGCGGTGCTCATGCTCGGAAAGGCCATTGCGCCACATCTTTATAGAAGGTCCAAAGCGACGGAAGGCTTGCTCTTGTATCGCCTCAATAGCCGCTCCTGTCTCTGGGCCGGGCGGTATATCGCCCGATAGCACTTCACGCGCACCCGAAATCTCTTCCATGTCGCGGACCATCTGCTCCCGCTCACTGAGCACCTGTGCAGGCACTCCTACGCCGGGAAGACGCTCGGGCTTAAAGCCTCCAGAGGTAGACGGCGACCACCGCACTACCAGGCCGCTGCGCCCATCGATGTGACTTATCGCCGACCCTTCGGGCACCAGCCACTGGTTAGAAACCATCTGCTTGCGGTTTTGTATTAAATGGCTGTCGATTGAGTTAATGCGTTTTTGCAGCGGTATTAGGTCACGAAAAAGGCTTTGGCCCCAAAAGTTGCCTGGCACATCTCGGTATTTGATGTGGGTATAAGGCAGCTTGCCGTCGCACGAATCCAGCGCCCCCTCGTGAAGGACGTGGCCGTTAGCGGTGATAATCAGCAACCCTTTTTTCCAACGGCGGTCGGGAATATGGCGGAAGATCTTTACAAGGACATGGTCCCTGCGCCGTTCCCGCTCCGGCTGGAAGTAAAACTGAAGGGCATGGCCGTAGACGCCCGGCCAATCCTCATATTCGAGGTTTTCGGCTACCACATCTTTAGCCTTCTTACCGAACAGGCTTTTAACCTGGTCAATGTCCATCGGATCGACTTCAATAGCGTAACGACAGCGGTCAAACGATTTGGCAGGCATCGGAAAAAAGTTGAGCGGAGAAATAACATCTTCTTCAATATTTCCCACCCTAAACTCATCATACTGAGGCTGTCCCGCTTCGTTGACAACCGGGTCTTCGCGATCCAAATACTGTTGATTGCCTAAGTCATCCAGAGCGTAAACCTGTCCTTCGCGCAATACCTCGTTGCAATCAGGACAACGGCTTAGATTTGTGACGCGAGGTACAGTAGTGCCGCAATTGTCGCACTCCAATACAGTATCTGATTGCTCAATTTGCGTAATCTTTGTCTTCGGGCGCCGCACCTTGTCGCCTGCTCGTCCGTTCCATCCTGCGTAGAGGAAGACGTTACCGGCGCACATGAGCCAGAGGGCGGCTGGCAAGAGCAGCTTTTCTTCGCTTTGGAGTCTTTTAAACTCAGAGTGGAGTACTCGGGTGGCGGCTTTGGCAGCTTCGATGTCCGATTGGTCCCGGCTGGCGGGATCAACGATCGGCAGAATATCGCCAGAGGTGAAGATGTCGAGGATTCGGTCGCCATGCTTACTCAAAAGGTTAGTCGTGGGAGTCGGCACCCACTCGTCAAGCGAGTGCTTGGTAAAGCGACGTGCATGCGGTAGATAGCGCACCCATTGGTCACCAGCAAAGAAGTGGATGTTTTCCTTCCAGCTAGTTTCCAAACCCATGCGAGACTTGGACAAATA